AATCTCATTAGCAACTTCAGGCATTGGCCTACCAGTAGTTTCAGTTTGTCTTTGAATCTCTTGAGCAACAACTTCTTGCATTGTAGTCGCTTGTTTTGGCGATAATGTTTTTAATAATTTTAAACCAATAATTGTACCTGCAGCATCTAAATACCCTTCTGCAGTAATCTCTTCACCTTCTAATAATGGCCCTACAGTACCTAGTCCAAATATCTCACCAATAAACTCTCCTTTTTTACCTCCTGGGATAGAACCAAGTATTCCAAGTGTACTTACAGATCCTCCAGTAATAAAACCCTTCATAGTGGCTTCTACAGCTTCTAATGGATTTACCTTACCTGTATATTCTATTTGACTAGCAATATCTCTTCCACCATCAAATGCTGCAAATCCTCCTGCTCCACCTGTAATTCTTTCAACAGCACCTTTAACAAGTACCCTAGCTTGACCAATAGGAATACTCATTTTTTTAGAAAGTTTATTTGCTGTTTTATCTGCTAACTTACCGACTGTTTTTAAATGTTTTAAATTTGAACCTGCTAATCCACCGTACTTAAATAATGCAGCATCTACAGGCATCACCATTGCTAATGCACCAGATGCTATTTGTTCTAATTTATTCACAGGATAGTTACTAACATCTACAGTTTGATCCATACCCATAATTCTAAATACAGCTCCAGTAATAGATTGCTCCATTCCAAGATCTACAATATTAGGAGGAGTTCCTCCAACATCTTTAACTACTTTTCTATAAGCATCTCTTTCACTTAAGCCTTTTTGCTTTTCTTTAGCAATTTCATTTTGTAAAAATAATTTATTTTGAGCTTTTGCCACATCAGAAGCAGACATAGGCTCTTCTGGTTCTATTATTTCCCAACCATATTGCTTTAACATAGCTTTACCACTTAGTGTTTTTGTTAAAAGATATTCTCTTCCTATAAAACCAGGTATAGGTTGTGAATACTCGTTTGAGCTAACTCCAGGTTCTTTTTTAGCAGGTGCGGCTGTTAATGAAAAACGATCTTGTTCAGGAAAAACTTCATTAGGTTTTATTTTAGAACCAGTGGTAGTAACCTTAGCTTCAAATTGATCATAACTGCCAAGATTACCAAAAGTCTTAGATGCAACATCATAAAATAACTTTCTCTTATTAGAGTCTTGCATCTTTTTCTCAAACTCATTATAAGTACCTAAATTATTAAAAGATTGAGAAGCTGCGTTATATAAAGCCTGTAATGATTCTTTTGGCATTAAAATCCTGGTATATTAGTTTTTGTTGATTCAGCTGAAGTGCTTTGTAAGTTACCCACTCCTGTCCTAAGAAAATCTTGTTGCCTGCGTAAAGAGTCTATTTTTGCATTATATTCTTTCCTTTGTTCTTCAGTCAAAGGATCTAATCCTTTTATTGCTCTTCTTCTTGCATTTAATAAATCTTGATAATCTTCAATGGTTTTTTGAAGAGCAGAATAGGTAACTCTACCAGAACCGCTACTGGTCTTTGTAGGGTCTTTCTTAGTACCTCTTTGAATATCTGATTCATCTTTTCTTCTATCTATTTCTGCTTTTGGTGCAGATAATCCACTCATAGTCCCTAGATCCATTGTAACATTATCTTGGTCATCTGTAACTGTTAATGGCATTTGAGACTGAACAATTTTATCAGCTAACTCAATATCTTTATTTAAATTAACCTTATCAGACTCAATTTGTGCTTTCTCCTCTTTACTAGGCATAAACTGAAAATCAGGAGATATTGCTGAATACACTGTACTAGCTCCTGTTTTACCATCAGAAGCAATAATCATTCGCTTACCACGCATAATTGTTTCTCTATTGGATTGAGTTAATTCAACATCGCTAACCATACCATTAAAAAGATCTAGCTCTCTTTTAAGGCGATTCTTCTCTTCTTCCTGTTTTTTAAGCCTATCCTGCAAACTAAGTTCTGCACCTCTTTGCAATCCTGCACTAACACCTTGACCAAAGCCACCTGCAAATGCTTGAGCTGCTGTAGGTCTTTTCTTTGTTTTAAATTTAAAAGCCATTATTTATCTCCTTAATATGGTTGAGGTGCATTTCTAGGTGAACCTGCACCTGTTGGAGCAGAACTACCACTACCTGTTAAGGCATTAGTTAAATAACCACCTACTGCTCCACCTATTGGCCCACCAACCGCTGTTCCTACAGCAGTGCCTGCTGCACCTAAAATACCTTCCCACCACTCTGGTTGATTATCAAAAGTAGATTGGATTTGCGCTCTTCTAGTTTCTTCAGCCATCATAGCTCTTGACATTTGATCTTGTATTTGCTGTTGAGTTTGTTGTAAGCCTGCCATTGTATTAGCTTGTCCTAATGCTAATCTTGGAACTTGTTGTAATTGTTGTGCAGTTTGAGCTTCAATACCAGTAAGTCTATCTAATAAACTTCTTTCTGCTCTTTCTTGCATACCTGGAGTTAATGCTTCTAATGTTTGAGCTTCACCACCTGAGCCTAATATTGAGCGTTCTAATTGACTTAATAATTGACCTTGCTGTCTAGCACCAACTCTTTCAGCTATATCTTTTTGAGCTGCACTAGACCTTTGAATAAGACTTTCAAGTTCTCCAAGTTGTTCTTCGGTCTTAGCTTCTGTTTCTTCAAGCTCTGACATTCTACGAGATTCTTCAGAGGCAGTTCTAGCAGCTTCAATACTATCATACGATTTACCATCTGGAGTCACATAAAGACCAGTTTCAGGATTGTATTCTGCTATATCTCCTGCTGTTGCTTGCTTATTTTGTAGTGACTGTAAATAGTTTTGAGCATTATTACTTGCATTTTCTATTCTTCTACTTCTAAAAACACCTTCGCCTTTACCTGCTTGAACTGACCATTCTTTTAACACCTTACCAGTCTCAGTATTTACAACTTGATAACTAACTAATGTACTTCCAATTTTATTTTTTTTAATTTTATATTTATCCATTACAAATCCTTTGCTTTTTTAATTTCTGAGAAATGCCACTCTGCGTTTAGCTTTACTGCTAAGAAAAACTTCCCTTCTTTAGTGCATATTCCAATATCTGTGTCTTTACCTTCTTGAGGACTAAAAAATCCTTGCTTAAGGTTAAAAATCTTATCTTGCTTACCATCAGTAAGTGTTTCAATGGTTTCTTCCATTATGGATTACTCCCTTCTATATCATAGTCAATGTCAATACCATCGATCCTTGTATTACTTGCTATACCTGAGACTTCTATTTCTATACTCTTACCAAGTTCATTTATAATAAAAGAATCAGTAGTAAGAATCGTAGAATCAGCAATCGTCTGAGTTAAAGATGCAGTGCTATCACCATCAATGTAAACCTTTACTGTAAGGTTACTAGCAGCTCCACTACCTAAGTAAGTAATGTGCAGTTTTGTAAATCGTTTATATTGATCTGGCACTCCAAAGTCGAATCTTTTTGTTTTGAGTTTAACTGTAGATGAAGCCTCATTTGAAGTGCTTAAAAATAAATTCTCTACTTTCTCTGAAGTAGTGTCATAGGTCTGTAACTCTTGATCATCTGTTATGACAAATTGACTTTGAAATGTACCTGAATGATCATCAAACTTCGACCAAGACTGAGTATCAAAATTATAAGCATACATTGTATCTGTAGAATCATAATTTACAATTAGTGTATTTATATTAGCATGATACCCTAAAGAGAATCCTCCAGAGTTTGGCTGAAGGTCTAATCCTTGATATGTATCTCTTATTAGTAAGGATACTTCTGATATTTCTGTACCACGCATTAGACTTACTTGCCTATTATCAGCAAAGCAAATACCATAAGGTGTATCTACCACTGCGTGTTTATGTAAACATCCAATACCTGCTATATGCTTTTCTAAAATAAAGTTTACTGATTGTGAGCTTTGTATTCTGTAAACATATATGTTTCTTGTTTTAAATACATATAGTCTATTCTGTGCAGAATGTAAAGCAGTTATTTCATCCCCATCATTCTTACCAACATCAAGAAACTTTGTTCCCACCACGGCCTCATCGAGCTTAAAGTTATCAGTAAAGACAATGCGATTCTTTTCACGAATTGTTTGATCATTCTCGTCCTTAAAATCTATATTTGCGTAAAACGCTTTGTTACCAACCACTGCCGCTGTATTCCACTTAATTGGTTTTAATCTAGTTTCTGCAGCTCTACCTGTAAGTGAGTTGTAGGTAGCAAGTTTTAATCCATCGTTTGGTAAATACCAAGTAGCTACTTTATCTGTAGAAACAGTGCATACAAAAGCAGTAAAAGCACTTAAATCAATATCAGTGGCCCATTGTGCATATCCTTCTCCCCTCCAGTTACCCCAATTCACTGCGATACCTGAAGTAGGCCCAGTA